TGGCACAACGATCACGCATTTCGGCTCGAATTTAAACCGCAGAGATTGTGTGGTGCCGTTGCCGGTGTAATTGATGATTTGCGACAGCATTATTTGATCTCCCCGTGAGCGACAGTGATTGTCGCGGTGCCGCCCGTGATCGAGACGCTGACCCCATTTAGCGCAGCCACATTGACATCAATGACATCCCCGGCAGCGACAGTGCCCGTCCAGAGCTGACGACCAGTCAGGTCCGACGAGTCATTCAGCGCGACGGTTGCCGATCCGGAGATCCCGCGAATTTGCTTGACGTATCCTCCGCCCATTCTGACAACATCGTTCGCCGTGACCGTAATAGAGTCCTCGTACAGCCCATTCGGCGGTGCCGGATCTGAGGTCAGCAGCGTGAGCGGTTTTCCACCCGCCGAAACTCTAACCCTCCCATCCGAGAGGGTTGCAGTCAGCGCAACGGATTCCTTGCCCGATACCGGGTCGCTCATTACCAGCTTGCCGACGTGCCCGGTCGTCGTGTCGTTGATCTTGTAAAAGCCACGGTCGGGCGGAGGCGTGGTGCTATCGCAAATCAACTGGCCTACATATACGGTATCGCTTGCCATTCTTTCACCTATGCAATGGGGTCAATGTGCGTTTCAACCCTGTTCCGCCGCCACGTTTCATTGCGCGCGCTGCGGGCTTCGCCAAACTCTTGGGTAAATTTGGCAAGGGCTTTTTCGGCCTTCGCCGGGTCGCACGTTTCGGTGTCTTGTTTTGAGTACGCGCGATAGAGCATCCATTGCACGAGGGCCGGATGGTATTCGGGGCGAATCTCGGGAGTGTCCGTATCGGCCACCATGTCAGCCAGCGGGAGCCGCTGCACCGTCATGGTTAATTCCCCGTCTCGCATGGGGATGGGGTACAGACGTAGCGCATTGGTCTGGTATTCGGTCACGACGCACAGCGGAATCGTGCCGGTGTGCATTTCCCACCCTGGGCGCTTGCGGTCCATTTCCAGTGCGCTAATGGGCTGGAGCTGGACGTATTGCGAAACGTCGCGAATTCGCTTCACATCCACGATACGCGGGTCAAGCGGAATGATGGGGTCGCCAGAGGTAAAAGCGGGCTTGCAGAAGCTAGACGCCGAATCAAGCAGCAAATCCGCACGTCGGCACGCTTCAATCTGCGCTTCGTTGGCGTATAGCTTCAGGATGCTGTCCGACCATTGATAAGGCGCGGGCACCCCGACAACCGGGATATATCCGGGGAGAGAGTCAAACGCCTCTTCCCGGAATAGCGTAATCAGGTCGGCCAGCGTCATTTAGGTGCGCTCGGACAGGATTGCACGCAGCCACGCCGCGCCCTTCGGGTTCGGGTCGCTGATGACCGTAAAGGGGTAGCGCAGGGTGTTGTGGGCCTTCATCGTGTTGAAAACGTTCTCGCCAAGCCGTTCATCGAGGTTCTGCGAGAAGGAGCGTTTCTTTGCCCGTGCCAAGCGCTCTACGTAGCAGCGGCGCACGTCCTGCGGCTGCCCACGAACGAAGAATTGATTGCGACCATTGACGGCGACTTGCACGAGCATATCGGCGTCGTTCTCGTCGTTGGTATCGGCCAGCATGATCGTAACCATCTCGTTCATGAAGGCTTCGGTTTCGACAAGATCGGGCGTCAGGTTGCGCTCGACGGCTTCAATCTCGACGCTGCCGGAGCCGATTTCATTGATGTTGAAACTGCGATCAGCGCCGAGGTTTTCAGCGCCAGCGTCGATATTGCGAGGACGGGCCATTAAATGAATCTCCAGAATGCAGGCGACCGAAGCCGCCCGCGTGGGTTAATTAGGCGCGAGCGACCCAGTAGCAGGTTTTCGAGGCAGCAACGGCGCCGAGGGTGGCGTTTTGCAGCACTCGGAAGCCTTGAGCATCGACGGTGATACCGCCGTTGGCAGATTCCAGGGTGCGAGTGCCGGCGGCAGCGGTCTTGATGCAGGTGTTGTCGGCCATGCCTTCAAACCATTCGATCATCACTCGATCAGTGGCGTTTTCCCACCGCACATAGCGCGGCTTGAAACCGACTTGAACGCGGGTGGAATCGGCGGCGACAATTGCGGTCGCGTCATAAACCACTTTGCCTTGAGACGAGCCGGTGGTGAGCTGGTCGGAACTTTGGGATGCGGTTTGACCCGCGACGTTATCAGCCATTGTTATATCTCCAGATTAGGAGACAGGCGGGACATGCCCGCCCGTCAAATTACAGGGCGGTAATGCCAGCCTCGGCAACAGCCATCCAGCCTTCGTTCAGAAGGGTGCAGTTCATGTAGAACTTGGCGCCCACAAAACCGCGCTGGCCCAGCGGGTCAGACTTGCTCTTTTCGCCCGGAGGAATCCAAGTGGGGTCGAGGGAATCGGAGCCGCGCAGGGAGACTTGGCCCCATGCGTCTTCGCCGGCCACGATGAACGGATAAACGTCGATGTTCGAGCCAGTGGTGGAGTACAGGCCGGTAGCGCCAACCGCAGCGCCAGCATCGGCATACGGAGCCAGTTCCGGCGAGGTAATGAACCGGAAATTTTCGCAGCTACCGAATTCCTGTTCGTGGATCGGCTTGCGGGAACCGTATTCGGCCACGGTCTTGAAGCCTTGCAGGTCACGAATATCGGCTTCGGCATCGGTATGCACAAAGACGAGATACGAGGCTTCAACCGGCTTGGTGCCGATGTTGGGCGACGGCGCCAGGATCGAGGTGATCGCCTTGGAGTGGTTCGCGCGGATGTTCCGGGCGATCTTGCGCAGCACGCCCAGGGTGATCTTGCTCGCCACGGTGCCGCGCGAGGAACCGCCGGCATAGTAGGCATTGGTCGCCGCCTTCAGCACGCCGTAGCGCACCATTTCGCGGATCAGGCCGACACGCTCGCCGCACTGCTTCTTCATTTCGGCGGGCACGTCATCCTCGTAGGTATCCACGACTTGATCGGATACTTGGTAGAGGCAGCCGTATTGATTCAGCGTGACGGTGATGTCCTGCGGAACAAGGCTGTCAGCGGTCGGCGTGGTGCCTTCGGACAGGATGTGCGCCGAGGCATTCACGTTCCATCGGTTGATGGTGTTGAAGTTGGTCAGCGCGCCGCCATACGGCAGGTAGCGACGATAAACAACGGTCTTGCCGGCGTTCTTCGGCATTTGGCGTTGAGTGCCGGTGATGCCCAGGACTTCGACGGGGATCGCATGGGCGAGGATTTCGCCCTTGAGTTTGTTAATCCGCCCGGCTGGGGCGTTATAGAGAAACTGAGACATGGAAAGCTCCTAGTCAGGCCGGCCGAATGCTTCGGAACCCGGCAATGAATTCATCCTCATCGGACGGCGCTTTAGGCCCACGCGACGGCGCACCGTCAGGGGTCAAGGCCGCTTCAAGGCGCTGTTTGTTTTTCGCGCCACGATCCGCAACGTTCTTCTTCCAGTTTTCAAAGCCGGTCAGAATCCCGCTCAGGTCTTTGGCGCGCTCGGTGGTTTGAAACACCTGCCGCACGTTTTCCGGCTGCGCGTTGATCCAGAGGTTGAAATCCTCGGATGCGATCTTTTCGCGCCACCCTTCGTGCAGGGTGTCCATGAGTTCCAGTTGAGTCTCGCGGTAAATCTCGCTCTTGATGGCCTGCGGGTCAGGGACTTGAATTGCCTTGAACTTCTCTTCGGCAATTTCGAGAGCGCGCTTTTCGGCAATCGCTACAAGCTCCGGGTAATCGTTCGCCCATTGCGAGAGGCTTTCGTCATCAAACTTTGCGGCGGGCGCGGATTGCGTCGGCTGCGATTGGGGTTTGGTGCTGAATTCCTGTAGCTTTCCGTTAAGCTCGCCAATCTTCCCGTTGGCCTTGCGCACCTGCGCTTCCAGTTCATCCAGCTTGGAAACGCGAGCAAAAAGATTCTTGATTTCGCTTTCGGTCAGGCCAGCGATGACCGGCAACTCCTGCTCCGGCTCTTGCTTCTCGACTTCCTGCGACTCTTCCGCGACAGATTCGCTCTCCGGTTCAACTTCCCTGTTCGGCTCGGGCGAAACGGATTCGTCGGAGCTGCGGACATCGTTGAATCCGCTCAGGAAATCATCCTCGGCCTGCTTAATCTGTTCCTCTTGGTTCATGTATTCGCTCCACCATTCATGCCGCATTCACGGCGACTAGGAGGGGGCATAGCCTCGTCCTGTGTTTGTTTGGCGGGTCTTTACAGAGCCACCAATGATTGCAGGCTATGGCACCCCCTTACGGGGGAATAAGCGAATAGGTCTTATTCGTCCGTCAATGGCTGGTCTTTGGTCGGCAGAGAGAGGATTGATTTCAGCTCGGCAATCCGCCCGCGCAGTAGCAACGTTTGGTCGTGATCCAGGGAAATAGCGTCATTGCAGGTTCTCAGCTCGGCAATGCGGGATTCGACGTGCTGGGCGATGTATCGCCACGTCTCGGATTTGGTATCAATGGA